ATGCCAAGAGCAAACGCAGCAGCCAACAAAGCAACAGTTAAGAAAGCGGATCAAGTGATGGAGAATCAATTGGAAATCCCTGATTTCAACTTTGGACAACCAGTCAAGGAACAACCGGAAGTCAATGTTCAGGTAGTCTTTGAAAAGGGTGGAATCGACAAGGATGAAAAGGATGATTTATTTATTATGTATGCATTCGCAATCATCATTACAGTGTTGAATTTTATCTTATTGTACAAACAAGTGTGGTAAAGAAAGGAGGTTCCTATGGAGTTTAATGGAACGAGAGTGCCAATCGATGTGGCAGCAGCTGCATTGAATGTGACAGAAGCATTCATTCGAGTAGGTATGCAACAAGGAAAGCTTCCTATTGGATCATGTTTCAAAATGCCGGATTCAACCAAAACATCTTATTACATAAGCCCTAAGTTGTTGTACGACTATTCAGGGTATGCTTATGAGCCGGCAATAAAAAAAGACCACTCATGTGAAAGTGGCCAAACAAAAATGAACAACTAAATTATAAACAAATAACTCAAATCTTGCAACCTGGGTATTGCCGCAAGTGACGTGGTCTGCTAGAAAAAGGATCATTCTTTTCATAATAGATCGATATCTCAATACCTTCTTAAAAAATTGTCATAAATAATGCAAGCACGTCAAAAAATCCATAATCGTAATCGATAAAACTTTCCTAAAATTAGCAAAAAAAAACACGTTTGAATTTGGGCATAAATAATTAGCAGACTGCAGTACCTAGGTTGCAGGGTTTGAGTAAAAGGTAAAAAGGAAAAAATCAAAAATGAAACAATTTGTATTGAAAAAAAGTAGGAATGAATTCGATGATGAGTCGAAAAAATACACTGCAATGAATGACAAGCTAAATGAGCTTTATGAAAAGCTACAAGGTGATGTATCGGAAGAAGAAGGCGATGCAATTATAGAAGAATTCCAGAATCTAATTAAGAATTGCGGAGCAGCATTTGAATTGAGAGTGATTCCTGGATTCGATACTCCAGTTGTAACTGGTGAATCAAAAGCCGGCTCTTTAATCTTTGGAATTACTACAGAGATGAAGCCTGATCTAATCACTGAATGCTTCAAAGCGTGTACGCAGGCTTTTTCCAAAGAACTTGAAAGACAAATCAACATGAACAAAATCAATCATCAGATTCATTAGGAGAAAATATCAACATGGAAAAAAAGGGATACCGCGAACCAATAAAAGCGAGCTTAGAGGAAATACTTGAAAGAAATGCTCAAATCAATGAAATCAAGGAAAGATTCGACAAGCTGAAGGAAGATATCGCAAAATCTAACAATCCTGATGATCTTGCGAAAATCAAATCTGAGCTTAAAGAATATTTGGAATCTTTAGACAGTGCGTATGAAGTTAGAATTTCGCCTATGCTGGATATTGAAGCACATGCAAATCCTAGTATATATGCAATTGGATCTATATTCGATCTAAGTTCAGATCAGACGACCGATTGCTTCGAAAGTGCAGTAGATGCGTTCCAAGATAGGTTGCAACAGAAAATCAGAAGTTATTGCGATATCAACAACGCAAATAAAAGAGGTAAGTGCTATGTCCATTAGAGCGGGAAAGTACAATACAAAGCTGCATAAGTATGAAGATGTTCTTCTTTCTGATGAATGCAGAACATATGAAGAAGACATGGAAAAGATGGTGCCATGTGCACAATGTGGAAGAATATTCAGATTCGGTGAGATGTACACATCGAGAGAAGTACATAATGCATATGGATTTGGATATGCGGTATGTGCAGAATGTTACGATGGCGAAACGGACAGATTTCTAGCGGAGCATCCACCATTTAAGGAGGAATAGCAATGCCATTCTTTAAGGATATCGATGACTGGAGAGAATGGAACGACAATCGTTACATTGATGATCCAGGTGAACCAGAAGAAGAAAAAGAGGATGAATCAAATGAAGATGAATAAAGTAATCAAACATAAGTTACCAGCTACTCATGAAGAGTGGCTGGACAATCGTCTAAAAGGAATCGGTGGATCGGATGCCGGTTCTGTTCTAGGCATGAACAAATACAAATCGGCTTATGCACTATGGTGTGAAAAGACTGGCCGAATCCATAAGAACATTGACAATGAGCGCATGCGATTTGGTAGAGATGCGGAAGCCTATGTGGCCAGACGTTGGGAAGAAGAAACTGGCAAGAAATGTCGAAAGAGTGGATTCTCATTTCAATCTGTAGATCATCCATTCATGTTGGCCAACGTTGATAGATTGGTTGTTGGAGAGGATGCAGGTCTTGAAATCAAGACAACGTCTGAATACAACAAGGACATGTATCAGAAAGGAAACATTCCACCTCAGTATTATGCACAGTGCATGCATTATATGGCGGTTACTGGCCTTTCTAAGTGGTATATAGCTATTTATATTCCAGGGGTTGACTTGTACTGCTATGAAGTCCTTAGAAGCGATGATGAAGTCAATGCACTGATCGAGCAGGAGAAAGAGTTCTGGAACTGTGTGGAGAATGACATTGAGCCGCCAATCGATGGTTCGGATTCTACTGCACAAGCAATCAGTGAACTTCATCCAGTAGAAAATGATGAAGACAACATTGTGGATCTAACTCCATTGCAGCAGGAACTGGATGCATTGAAGATGGTCAAAGATAAAATCAAGGAGCTTCAGAATATTCAGAAAAAGCATGAGAATGAAGTTAAAAATTACTTAGGTGATTCTGGTATTGGAACATCTGACAAGTTCAAAGTTACATGGAAAACATCGGTATCAAATACATTCGATACTAAAGAGTTCAGAAAAGATGAGCCTGAACTTTATGATCAATACTTAACACAGAAGAAAATGAGAAGATTTTTAGTCAAAGAACAGTAGGAGGATAAATACATATGACAACAACAAATCAACAAGGAATGATTGCAAAGACGCAGTCAAACACCGTGGCCAAAAAGCAATCAAAGACCATCAAGGAGTATATCTCAGTGATGTCAGGAGAAATCGCGAAGGCATTGCCTAGTGTGATGACTCCAGAACGTTTTACACGAATCGCATTGTCTGCGGTATCTAATAATCCGAAATTGGCATCATGTACACCACAGTCATTCTTGGCTGCGATGATGAATGCAGCACAATTAGGATTGGAGCCAAACACTCCGTTAGGACAAGCCTATCTGATTCCGTATGGTGGAGCTTGTCAGTTCCAGATTGGTTACAAGGGATTGATTGACCTGGCATATCGTTCAGGTGAAGTCAAGATGATTGATGCTCAAGTCGTTTATGAAAACGATGAATTCGAGTACGAATTAGGTATGGATCCAGTGCTTAAACATAAACCTGCAAGAACAAATCGAGGCAAGCCAATCTATTATTATGCAACGTTCAAATTAGTGAATGGTGGCCAAGGATTCCAGGTCATGTCGTATGAAGATGTTCTTGATCATGCGAAAAAATATTCAAAATCATTTTCAAGTGGACCATGGAAAACAAACTTTGATGAAATGGCCAAGAAAACAGTTTTAAAGAAGCTGCTTAAATATGCACCATTAAAAACTGAATTTGTTAAACAAGTGAATACAGATGAATCAATCAAGACAACGATTGAAGAAGATATGACAGAAGTTCCAAATGAATTCTTTGATGCAGAATATCAGGAACAGCCTGGTGAAGATCCAGTGACCGGAGAAATCAAAGAATAATGCGTTATCAGTTTGTAGTACCAGGAGAACCGGGGTCCAAAGGACGGCCTCGATTCTCTAATCGTGGTAAGTATGTAAGTGTGCATACACCACCTAAAACAGTTGAATATGAGAATCTAGTACGATTAAGCTTCATGGAACAGTGTGGCACTCCAAGCATGCTGGAAGGGTCCCTGGAAGTGAAGATTTTCGCGTATTTCTCGCCACCTAAGAGTGTATCAAAAGTAAAGCTAAATAAGATGCTTGCAAATGAAATCCAACCACAAAAGAAGCCAGATTCCGACAACATTGCAAAGGTTGTACTGGACTCTTTAAATAAAGTGGCTTTCGAAGATGATAAGCAAGTATCAGACCTGCATGTCTTCAAGAGATATGCGCAAAAACCATACGTAATGGTAGTTATAAATGAAATAGAACCAGAAGAAGAATAGAAAGGATTGCATATGTCGGAAATCAAGGATAATAGCAAAGTTTATTATTGGATCAAGTTGAAGACTGATTTTTTCGAAAGTGACGCAATCGATTTTCTTTTATCCCAGGAAGACGGATGTAAATACGTAACCCTATACATAAAATTGTGCACCATGACATCAAATACAAATGGTGTTTTAGCCACAAAAATTGGCGATATATTAGTTCCATACACTGTCGATAAAATTGCACGTGACACAAAGTTTTTTTCCGCAGACACAGTCAGAGCGGCCCTTGAATTATTCCAGAATTTAAGACTGATTGTAGTGTCTGATAACAATGTGATGAAGATTGCAAATTATGAATCGATGATTGGATCAGAAACCGGATGGGCACAAAAAAAGCGATTGTATCGTGAAAATAAACAGAAAAATCCGTCTGAAAAGAGTCCTAAAAAAGGCTCAAAAAACACTCGAAAAACGAGCTCAAAAACAGAGAAAAAATCGAAGGACAAAGTAGAGGACATTGTCCCGGACAAAAAAAGGACATTGTCCGATAAGAGATTAGAGTCTAGAGATAAGAGTCTAGAGTCTAGAAATAAGTCAGTCAGTAGTCAGAAGTTAGATAGTGTGGCTGCGTCAAAAAGTGCAACAAACGAAAATGTGCAGACTGACTTGACTGACTGTTTTGTTAAACCGTCCATTTCAGAAATCGTGGACTACATCCAGGAACACAACTTGAACGTAGATGCCAAAAAGTTTTGGAAACACTACGAATCCACCGGATGGAAGACAGGCAATGACCCTATCAGGGAATGGAGAGGACTTTTGAAGAAATGGAGCAAAGCGGAACGTGAAGAAGACAATCCAGGAACCGGAGCAATCCAACTGGATGAGAAATTCTATACCCAACCAGTCCAGATGTCAGAAGAGCAGTTGCAAAGCGAATTAGAGCAGCTGCGGGAAAAAATCAAAAATGGAGAACTGTGAAAATGAAAACTAAAAAACAAACCGAAAAACAAGAACTCAAATACGCTCCTGGTGATAAAGTCGTTTATCACTGTGCAGGAGTGGACAGAGAAGGACTTATCGCATACGTTGACGACTCAGACAACGTAGCACCATACCGAATCAACGGCATGAACATTCGTGAATCGGATATCGTCGAGAAAGTGGCAAAGCGACGCAGAAGACCCGCTGCCAAAAAGCAAGTCGAAGAAAAAACGGAGGTCGTAGTCAATGCAGAACCTAAGCAGAAACCAGAAGGAACTCAGGCGGTTGAATCCATCCAGGAAGAAGAACCAGATGTCGAGCCGACACTTGTTGAGAAGTATCAAGCTTTCAAGAGCACGATCAACATGGCGGAATTCAACGACCTGGTCGACTTGGTTACTGCTGACACGAAAAAGATGCGTCAGATGATGGCCGAATCTATGCAGGCAATCGCGAATGATTGCGGATTGAAAGCGTGAGCCTATGCAGGATATCAACAGAGTCGTTCTGATTGGCCGATTGACACGTGATCCAGAACTCAGAAAGACACAGAGTGGAACAAGCGTGTGTTCGTTTACCTTGGCAGTCAATCGAAGACAGAATCAAGACGGAACACAAGATGCTGATTTCATCAACTGCGTTGCATGGAACAAACTGGCTGACAACATCCAGCTGTACCAGAAGAAAGGCAATCAGCTAGGCATCGAAGGCCGAATCAATACACGTTCATACGACAACCAGCAAGGGCAAAAAGTATATGTCACAGAAGTTGTTGCAGAGAATGTACAGTTTTTGACACCTAGAAATGATTTTAACGAGCAAAACACTCTAGGAGTTACAAATACCTATGGCGCTCAAAGTTACGCTCAGAATCAATCGTATGGAGCTCAGACAAGGAATCACAATCAATCGAATGTGCAATATGTGCAAAGCTTGACTCAACAAGCCGAAGTTGATGCTCTTGAGATTGCATCGGATGATTTGCCTTTCTGATGAAGAATGGCGAAGTTTTAAAGGAGAAAAAACAAAACGAGGAAACGTTCAAAACGCTTGAATGGATTTCCTCAAAAGACAACAAGGAGGAAAAGTAATGAAAGACTCAGAACTACGCATGATTGAGACAATGCTAAAGAAACAAGATGAGCTGAATTCGGCCATCATGAAAGAGTTTGGCTTGACTACGGTTTCAAAGGAACAGATTGACTTAGCTACACTCGATGAGATTGGTGAATTCACTCATGAACTAAAAGGAGACTGGTGCTGGTGGAAGAAGTCTCAGGAACCAGTCAACAGAAATAAAGCTCTGGAAGAGTTGGCAGATGTCTTCCACTTCGTCCTGATCTACGAATTGCTTTACGGGAAAAGAACCTATTTGACCAATTCTGGGTACGATCAGGAAAATGGTCAATATAACTATTCGCATATGGTGCAAGTTGATATCGGTTTTGGTATAGCAAATGCATTGATTACCATACTTAAACTTGTAGATTGTCGATTGATGTATCTATTGGCACTGAGTGAACACTTAGGATTCTGCCTGGAAGAAGTCTATGCAGCTTATATGAGAAAGAATGCAATCAATATGGAAAGGCTAAAGAATGGGTACTAGGTATGTGGATCAGGAGCCAAGATGGAACAATTTTAATGGATTGCGACTCTTTCGCAGTTGAAGACCACAGTGGTAAATATGAAGTGATTACATTAAGTGGTAAAAGCGGTATAAGTATTAGTTTAGGTACATACTCAACAAAAGAAAAAGCTTTAGCAGTTTTAGACGATATTCAAGAATGGTACGAATGTTCATACGGTGAAACGTTTCAAATGCCTGAAGACGAGGATGTTGAAGTATGACAGTCTACGTCATTTTGCAAATGATATGTATTTATTTTACGTCTGGATGTATTGTAGCGAAAATTTGTTGCAAAGCTGATTTCAGGTTTGAACAATGTTGTTTCGGAATCATACTCGTTTTTCCAATTGTTATTTTATGGGCAATTTGGAAAGAAATTAGAACACTTTTTAAAATTTTGAAAGAGGTTGGAAAATGAATAAGTACGAACAAGCTTTAAGAGATATTAAAATGGAATACAGAGAAATGAAAGAAGAACGAAAAAACCAATTAAGCGAAGATGAAAAGGTTAAATTCGATTTGTTGCAAGAGTTAGTAGACAGAGCAACACCAAAAAAGGCCGTTATTAAAGTTACATATAATTCACGCAGCAGTAATAGAGAACATCACTGCCCAAATTGTGGTAGGTGGTTGACTAGTCATGAAAAATACTGTAGCAATTGTGGTCAGGCTTTAGATTGGGGTGCTTGATCACATGGAACCAATAGAATTTATTAAGAGTTGCTTTGCTATTGCTTGCGTTATGGCATTCGGTGTTATCTCTATCAAAGTTTCGTTTGCGTTTGTAGATTGGATTGTTGAACGAATAAAGAACGAAGGTGAAAAGAAAATGGACCAAGAACAACACTCATATAGTTTTTTGAATTTTAAAAAGTATTCAAGAAACTATCTTAAAACATTTACAAAAGAAGAACTCATTGACTATATCGATATGATTTACAACAACTGGAGTGGTATGGATATCAGTGCAGTGCGTGTTAGCAAATTAGGAATCGAAACGTATAAAAAGTTATTGATCAACAGAGAAGCTCTTAAATTGTTTGTGGATTGGGCAGAGGAATGTGATTTTGGATACGATCAACTACCTGAGGAATATGAAAAATATAAAACGGACCTGGAAGAAAAAGGTTTAGATTATTGCGAAGGCTTGAGATATATTGCCATCCAGGAAGCAAAAGAAGCTCTTAAAGTGTACGAAAATCATGTAGAAATGATGGATGAAAAGTTGGATGAATGGGAGAAGTAAAGAAATGAAGACTTTAGAAGAATTAGAAAAAGACTATCTGGAAAAGAAAGAAGTGTACGAGAGCGCAGTTGTCGCTCTTGCACACTCTGGATCTAATAAGGTGGAAGTGAAGAATGCAGCGGAAATCTTAGATAGTTCATACGAAGAATGTCAGAAAGCTTACACAGCTTGGCAGGAGGCAAAGAATGCCTAGTGCATTGTGGTTCGTTGGCGGTGTGCTTGTAGGGACACTGGCTTCATGTATGTTGTTCCTGATTGTAATGGGATCGCATGAATTTGACGACTATGAAGGATTCGACGATACAAAATGAGCTTTGAAATTCACAACAAAGAAATCAAAGATGAATGTGATTCATTATTGAATTACTTTCGTTTTGTTCGAAATGCAACGAAAGACGAGCAGACACTACTGTGCTATGACGATCCATGGAATCGTGGTTCTGTCGTAGGCAGAAAAAGAATGAAATAGGATTTGGAGGCATTACAATATGACAAATGAAGAAGCAGCGTACATTCTGCATGAAATGAAAAGCATTAATTTTTACGAGCATAAACTGGCAGAACTGAGATGTCTATTGATTGACATTTCAGAGCACATCGAATCAATTCAAATGCCTTCATGTCCACTAGGTGGTGATGGCACAAAAATAGACAACCACAAGGAGAAGTCATCTATCGTCAATTCTCTTTTGTCTGACGAGCAGATGTACGTTGAAGAGCGGAACTACTACTCACTTAGTCTAAGTAAGGCAAATGGCTATGTTACAAAAATATGCACACACTGTTCTTTAAGGGAGAATCAATTCCTGCAGTCATACATTGAAGGATGGTCTCAAGATAAGTTAAGACGTGTATATGGATATGCGAATCCTTACCAGAGTGTGTTAGCTCTTATCAAAAAGACTTTGAAAAGCAGAAAAGTCGTATAAAACTACGCAGTCAAGCGTGATAAAATGATATATATGAATTGTGGTCAAGGTTAAAGTCTTGGCCTTTTTTTATTGCACAGAAAGGAGGTGTTCCATGGCTAAGTTGACAGAGAAGCAGAAAATATTTGTTGACGAGTATTTGATTGATATGAATGCAACAAGGGCATATAAAATTGCATATCCTCATGTAAAGTCAGAAGGTTCTGCAATGTCAGCTGCTTCAAGACTGTTAAGAAATGTTAAGGTCAAAGCTTATATAGGTGAACAGCTTGAAAAAATAAGTTCTGAAAAGATAGCGGATGCCCAAGAAGTCATGGAGTACCTTACTAGTGTGATGCGAGGCGATACCAGTGCTGAAGAAGTCCTGGTTGTTGGAACCGGTGAAGGATGTTCCGAGCCTCGTAAGGTTTCGAAAGCACCATCTGAAAAGGAACGACTGAAAGCAGCCGAACTGATTGGAAAAAGATACGCTTTATTCACTGGATCAGATACAAAAGAAGATGATTCAGACAGTGTGGTAATTGTGAATGATGCTCCAAAATAAAAATAGAAATTGCATAAAGCTTTCAGATATCATCATGCCAAGGTTTCTGCCTTTAGTAAATGACAGAGTCCACATGCATCAGATATTGACATCTGGTCGTGCAGGAACAAAGTCAAGCGCTATGGCCATACTGGTTGACTACTTGATAGTCTCTGAACCAGGAACTGCTGCAGTCGTGATGAGAAAGCATCATAACAAACTTAGAAAAACAGTATACAAAGAGTGCCTGAGGGCTTTGAAGCGCTTAGGACTCAACAAGAATTTATTTAAGATAACAAGCTCACCTATGCAGATAACTTACAAAAGGAACGGAAACACGATCTACTTTACCGGTTCCGACTCCATCGACGATACAAAAGGTATGATTGATGATCAGAACACGATCAAGTTGGTAGTGTTGGATGAGTTGACTGAGTTTTTTGACAAAGGTGATGGAGAAGATGAAATCAGTAATATCACTGCCACATTCGTTCGTGGTAATGAATCTGATTTCAGAATGATGTATTTATACAATCCCCCGAAGAATCCAAAGGCACCAATCAATGAGTGGTGTCAGAAGATGGAGAAGCGTGAGGACTGCATACACATCCATGCGACATATCTTGATGTTCCGAAGCAATGGATTGGTCAAAAGTTGATTGCAGAAGCAGAGGCCATGAAAAAGGTTGACTTCAAGATGTATCGCTGGGTGTGGCTTGGTGAATCAGTTGGACTGGATGACCTTATCTACTACATGTTTGATGAAGAGAAGCACGTTCGTGTTCCTGAACCTGCATACAATCAAATCGTTATAGGTGTAGACTATGGCCAAATGAACGCAACAACATATCAGGCATTCGGTATCAACTACAAAGAAAAGCGAATGGATGGACTCAAGGAGTACTACTATTCAGGAAGAGAAACTGGAAAGCAGAAGAGCCCTAGCGATTACGCTAAGGACTTTAGAACTTTCCTCGATGAAATATACAAAGAACACTCTAGATGTGCGGTGACAGTGTTCTATGATCCATCTGCAAGGGGTCTAGCGGAAGAAATCAAACGAGTATGTCCGGAGGTGTCAATGCGTAAAGCTAAGAATGATGTAAACTTAGGAATCAATCGAGTACAAAAGTTGTTGAACTATTGTGCTCTTTTATTTTCTCCTGATCAGAAACATGCAATCGAAGAAATGTACTTGTATGGATATGACCAGGATTCGATTGAAAAAGGAATCGAAAAACCAATCAAAGAGAATGATCACTGCATGGATGCAATTCGATATGCGGTAATGGGGGCATGGAAAGATATGAAGAGACTTCTTCCAGTGCTCGCAAGTGGAGAAAAGGAGGAATAGTCAATGATACAAGGCGGAAGAGGTGTGATAAGAACCTTTCTTGAAAAGAGAGGCTACAGGTCAGTACCAGAAGACTTCTATGGAAAGATTGAAGAATGGAAAGACTGGTATATCAACGGAACCGATAAGATGCACACGCGCACTGTCTACAACGGAAAAACTGTAGTCAATCAGGAAATCAAATCATTGGGCATGGCCAAGACTGTAGCCGAAACCTGGGCCAATTTATTAATGAATGAAAAGGTTCAAATCAACGTAGGGAATGAACATAGCAATGATGTTCTTCATGATATTTTGAAAGACAACAAATTCCAAACGAATGCGAATCGCTTATGCGAATTGTATTTCGCTCTAGGAACTGGAGCTTTTGTTGAGTATATTGGAAACGATGAAGTCCAGATTGATTACATCCAGGCCGACTTGATATTTCCTATCACGTGGTCAAGTAAAGGTGTAGAGGAATGTGCATTCGGTTCAGTGATTCGATACATGAATCAAGACTGTATCTACATTCAAATGCATATCAAAGAAAAAGGACAGTACATCATCGAGAATCACATTCTAGGATTAGAAGACCAAGGCTACAAAGAAATGGAACTGCCATTCGGTGTTGAGCAAATCATCAACACTGGATCTAAAACTCCGTTGTTCCAAATCCTGAAGCCGAACATTGTCAACAATGCCGATGAATCATTGTCTTTGCCGATGGGAATCAGCGTGTATGGAAATGCTACGGATGTGTTGATGGAAATTGACACTGCCTTTGATGCACTAGATACCGAAATCAATACTGGCCGAAGAATCATATTCCTTCAAGCTGCTGGATTCCAGACAGATTCAGAAGGAATCACACACAATATGATTGGCGACCATGAGACGATTTTTAGAAGCGTTGGTGATGCAGACGAAGATGGAAAAGCCATGGTACACGATTTCTCTCCTGCGCTGAGAATCAGTGAAATCAACCAGGCAATTCAAATGCAGTTGAATCTGTTGAGTGAGAAGTGTGGAATGGGAACGAATCAATTCGAATTCACTTTAAAAGGTGTTAAGACTGCGACCGAAGTCATTTCAGAAGACAGTGATATGTATTCAAATTTGAAGAAGCACGAAATCATCTTAGGTGATGCCTTAGAGAATATGATTGAAGCTATCTCATTCTTATCTGGTAAGATTGGAAATCCGATGGAAATTGACGAGATCACAATTGATTTCGATGATTCAATCATTGAAGACAAAGCCACTGAACGAAAACAAGATCAGGCAGACTTGGCCAACGGAACACTTAGACCAGAAGAATATCGAGCTAAGTGGAGAAATGAAACGATTGAAGAAGCTGCCAAGAATCTTCCACAGAGTGCGGATGTGATGGAATAAGATGCTAACAGAAAGAGAAATCGAGGTCTTTGGGTTTGGTCATGAAGCTATATTCAAAGACCTTGAGAAAGCCATCATGTCTGATATTGTACGAAGAATAAGACAAACTGATGTGATCACACGTTCTGCAGATTTTCAATTGAACCATTTAAAGATGCTTGGAATGTCTGACTACGAAATCAAAAAGATGGCAGAGCAGTACATCCAGGCTTCAGATGATTACCTGGATAGAGTATTCGCAAATGCCATTGAGACAGACTACATCGACAACAAAGAACTGTACAAAGCTCAAGGCAAGGAATTTATTCCTTTTGAAGACAACGAGATGATTCAACAATGGATTCAAGCTATCAAGCTGCAGACCAAAGACGAAATGAGAAGATTGACGGAATCTATGGGATTCGTTGTGCAGACCGGAAGTCGTAAAGTGGTTCAACCGGTCGGAGTTTTCTATCAAAACGTTTTAGATCAATCTGTTGTTGACATAATGATGGGCACATTTGACTACAATCGAGTATTAAATGATGCGGTACGAAAAATGACGCATTCCGGCCTTCGTTGGATTGATTATCAGTCCGGATGGCATAACAGAGTGACTGTAGCTGCAAGGCGAGCTGTCATGACTGGAATATCGCAGATAACGATGCAGATCTCAGAAATGAATGCCAACGAATTAGGAACAGATTACTTTGAAGTGACTGCACATGCAAACGCTCGTCCAAGTCATGCAGAATGGCAAGGGAAAGTGTATTCCAGAAAAGAATTAGAAACTGTGTGCCACCTTGGTGAAGTGACTGGACTTCTAGGCGCTAACTGCTACCACATGTATTATCCATTCATTCCTGGTGTATCAAAGCGAGCGTACACTGATAATCAACTAGATGAATGGAAGTCAGACAAGCCGATTGAATACAATGGCAAGGAATACAACGGATATGAAGCGACACAACGCATGAGGCAAATGGAAACAAATATGCGTGCACAACGTGAGAAAATCTATTTGTTGAAGCAGGGTGAAGCAAATAGATATGATTTACTCAATGAGCAGGCATATTATCGTGGCCAGATGGCAGAATACGCAAAATTCGCTGATAGAATGGGATTGAAACAACAGAAAGAGCGCATATCTGCAGACGGATTAGGTAAATTGGTGAATGCATCGTGGAAAAACAATCTTGGCATGACAAAAGAGAGAAAAGATGCTATATTTGAATCAGAAATAAAAAGGATTTTACACAAGCCGAATTCAGTTGTGCATCTACAAAAAACGCCTATAGATTGTGATGAATTAAGCATTGATATTATTCATATCAACAAAGAAAGAAATCACAACGTAACCGAAAGCGAAGCGAAAAGCTTTATCGATAACGCTTATTTCTCTGTATCTGTATGGGATAGTCGGTTTGAAAGATATTACAGCAAATTAGGTGCTACATATGTAGATATGGAAGGCAAGGAGATTAGGACAGCCTTCAAGGCAAAGGAATTTGATGATATTACAAAATCATTAATAAAGGAGTATGAACAATATGACAAATCGAAATAAGCATAGATGTTGGTATTGCCCACTGTACAAAAAGGAGATTGAGGACATAGAATGCCTTGATGTTCAAGATGTAGCAGATAGAATCAGAAAGCCGGTAGCGGTTCCTAAAGAAATATTAGAAATTCCTAACTTCAAAGCGGTATGTGATAAATGTGAACATCGTGATCTTGGGTAAAATCCATGTCAGAAAATTTCAAAATCATTTATAAGATATTAAAGATTCTAGAATCATCTATGGATTACGAAGTCTTTGATGTTCAAAGAATATCCGCATCCGCACTAGGAATCACAGAAGTTCGTCTCAAAAAGGTGTTGAAGATGCTTCTTGAGAATGGATATGTATCTGGATTTGAAATCAAGAAGTACATCGGAGATCCATATGAAAATGTTATCGGACTAGAGGACATCCAAATCACCTTGAAAGGTCTAGAATACCTGGAAGAAAACAGTCTTATGAAAAAGGCTGCAGAGCTTGCAAAAGGAATCGCAAATATCATTTAAAAACTAAATTTATTAATTAGCGTCTATTTAAGCAATAGGCGCTTTTTATATGCCATGGGCAAGGCGATAAAAGGCACCAATCCAAAGTGAGAAGAGACTCACGTTAATAAACTGTAGGAGGAAAAGAAAGATGAAACGAGAAGAATTAAGAGCAATTGAAGGACTAACAGAAGAACAAATTAATCAGATCATGAATGTGCACCAAAATGATGTGACTAATTGGAACAACAGACTTCAAGCGCAGGAGACACAGATTGCGAATTTGAACACAAAGGTTAAAGAATTCGATGGTGTCGATGTAGCCAAGCTACAAAAGGATCTAACTGACATGCAGAACAGGTACAACTCAGATATGGCCGCCAAAGATAAAGACTTTGCAAAGCAGATGTACTTCAATGGAATCCAGTTCACATCAAAGCTAGCTAAAAGTGCTGCAATGGCAGAATTCGACAAGAAGAACCTTGAGTTCAAAGAAGGTCAATTTGTAGGAGCTGACGAGTTCATCGAAGAGTTGAAGAAGGACAATCCAACTGCCTTTGTCACAGAAAAAAGTGGGGAAGGAGCTCAAGCCCAAACTCAACAACAAACACAGCAGACAGTGAATCCATTCAGTTCTGGAATGGCACAAGGTTCTGCGACTGGTTCAAATGAATTAGATCCAGTCACTGCTAGATTCAAGGAATTGAATCCAGACATTCAAATTTAATGTTATAGGAGGATAAGAGAATGTCACAATTAAACGGAACACATGAAAAACAAGATCGCTATTCTAGCTTAGTATTGGCAAAATTACGCAGCACATCAGTCATGATGGGTTTATTCAACAGAAAATACGAAGGGTCACCAGTAGCTGGCGCAGTTAAAATTCCAGTACGTGATGACGAAGTTAAAGTCAACAAAGACTATGACATCGAGTCAGGTGGAGATTTGACAACTTCAAAAACAACTTATAAATCATTACCAATCGACAAGAGCTTATATGTCAATGAATTAATCGATGGATATGAAGCAGATGCAGTACCAGATAACTTGACTGCAGACCGCTTAGATTCTGCAGGATATGCAATGGGATTAGAAGTCGATAGTGAATTAATCAACGTTTGTACTACTTCAGGTACTGCATCAACAAATACTACTGCATTGACTGCTAAGACTATCTACGCAAACATTGTCGATGAAGTACAAGCATTGAAAAAGAAAGGTGTACACTTAAATGAGATGTGGTTAGTTGTAACTAACGAAACATTTGGATTATTATGCAAGGCACCTGAGTTCATCAATGCTTCTGATTCTGGTGTTAAGAACGCGGTAGAAGGATTCCGAGGAACTGTATTCGGATTGAAAGTATACGAAACAAACAACATCCCTGACGATTCAAACATCGAATATATCTTAGGAAACAACGTATTCTGTCACTTCGTAAATGACTGGATGAAGAAGGTTTCAGTCAATGCGATTGCAGACGGAAAACACATCGGTGCTTCTGCATTACAAGGTAGACAAGTTTATGGAGACATGATCTCACGTCCAGAAACTGTCACAATCAAAAAGAAAGTAGCTGCCTAGATTTAGATGGGATGGTCCATAAATGTTAGTAAATTATGCAATATATCAGGAACAGTACCTTGGAAAATCAATTCCAGAAGAAGAATTCAATGCCTATTCTAGATTGTCAGAATCATATGTTAATCAATACACATTCACTAGAATCCAGAACGCTTTAAGTGATCAGGAAAAAGAGAATGTGTATTTTTGTATCTGCGAGATTGCAGAAAAGCTATATGAAAACGATCATCTGCCTTCTTCAAAAGGAATCACATCCGAAAGCGTCGATGGCCATTCCGTATCATTCGAACGCAGAAAGACAACTATTCAATTGAAGCCTTTAATCAAGGATATAATCAATCGATGGTTGTGCAATACGAATCTTTTATACAGAGGGTGCTTATGATTGATTGCAATAACACTGTCACACATGCACACTGGGTCGTAGACGAGGAAAAGCGAGACAAGGTACTTGTCAGCGAGCTGATAAAGAATTGCTCGTGGAATCACGTCTATGGCACCAGGGACGGAGAAAAGGAAGATACAGAAGATGATTCCTTCACAGTCCGTATAGAAGTGAACGTAGCAAACGACATTCCTGATATTAAAAAACACGATATTCTAATTCTTGGAGAAGCCGACATCCAAGGCATGACGTCGGCTCAACTCCAACGAAAATATCCAGAATCTTTCGAAGTTCAAACTGTAAAATACAACCTTAATTCTGTAGGTGGCTATAGTAATCACATAAGGGTTCAAGGAGTATGACAGAACCTATCAAGGTGCCAAGCGATATCGACATCAAGATTGCTTCTAAAATGGGCAGAGTCCAGGCAAAGCTTAAGTTTGATCCATCACTTGGACCTGGTGTCAATAGCGCTTATAAGCGAGCTCAAAAGTTTGTTGATTCAGAAGTTATCAGACTATCATCACCATACACTCCGATGCGCAGCGGAAAGTTGATACAGTCTTCAACATCTTCAACAAGAATCGGCTCAGGAGAAGTCAAGTATAATGTTCCGTATGCTAGATATCAGTATTATGGAATGTTAATGGTTGGCCGAGCACCTAAGAAGCTTACAAGCACACCTTTAAAGTACCAAGGAGCGCCACAGAGAGGTGCCAAATGGTTTGAACGAATGAAAGCAAAGAACAAAACAGACATATTGAAAGGAGCTGGAAAAATTGTCGCAACGAAAAAATAATCTGGAACAGATTCGAAACTATTTTCTGAATTGTCCGGTATTTGATAAACATTCAATCCTTCATATCGACTACTTGAATGAGCGAATCGATGAAACGATTGAATACAGTATCATGTCAGAGATAAATTCAAACATGATCGTGAAAAAATATACTGATGGCAGTACTCTGAGACAGTTCCTTTTTTCAATCATGTCAAAAGAAGACTTTTCACCAGAAGTCCAGTCACAGATTGCAGCATCTTCTTTATACGAAGACCTGCAAGACTGGATTGAAAAGCAAAATCAACTAGGTATATTACCGGACATCGAAGGTATACAGACTATCGAAGTGGTAGCACCTGCGTATCTATTTGATGCCGAGGCCAACTCTGCAACGTATCAGATACAATGCAGAATTCTATATTTAAAGGAGGATTAAAATATGGCAGTAAACGAAAAGTTAGTAACTCGTGATAAAAAGGTTGCATTCATGGCTGTTGGAGGCAAGGATGAGACAACTTTCACACGAATGACTAAGTTCACATCGATGAGCAAATCATCAAATCCGGTTGAATATTCACGTACATATGTAGATGAAGCAGCTGAGCGCAGTGACGTGACTGGGTATGCGCCATCTATCGCGTATGGATTTGACCAATACGAAAACAACGAAGTGCATAACGATATCATCTCAATCACTGAGGGAGAAAAAGTTGGTGATGACGCAATCCGTACAATCTTGATTGTAGATTTCACTGCACCAGTAACTGCATCAGACGCAACTAAATACAAGGCAGTCAAACGTAACTATTCAGTTATTCCTGATTCAGACGGTGGTGACGAAAACGCATATACTTATTCTGGAAACTTCAAAGCTTCTGGAGCAAAAGAAGAAGTCACTGTCACATCAACTGATGAATGGAAGACTTGCGCAATTTCAAAATAGGACCTTTTCATAGGTCCTTTTTTATTTAATTAAGAATGAAAAAAGGAGATAAGAGCCATGAGCCAAATTAATTTAGACTACAACGTTCCAGTCTGGAAAATCAACGGATTGGAATTTGAATTCGATACAGAAGATCCATCCACATGGGTACGTTATGAGAATGCCTACAAAGCATTCCAGGATAAAGTTAAACACAGACCTAAGGATGGTGGTCGTTCCGGGTTGCTTAAATTCGAAATGAAGATCATCAAGGAATTATTCAATGATGTGTTTGGCCACAATGCAGGAACACAAATCTTTAAAGGTCAGCCAAACAACAGACGCTACTATTATGCAGTCCACAACGACTTTGTTAAGTTCGTAGACAGATGCAGAGAAGAAAGCGATGACGCAGTTATCAAATTAGCCGATACAGGTGGTGATTACAGTGAACCTTCTGTTGGAAAGCTTGCCTAAAAGCTTACGTATAGGAAGAAAAGAACATCCAATCAATACGGATTTCAGAACCTGGATGCAGTTGAATGAGACAGTCATTCGTGATGATGCGACAGAAGATGAGATCATGAAAGTGATTCTGGATGTATTCGAAAACAAGCGCAACAAAACTAGATTATTCATTCGAAACGGAGAAGAAATCGTGGATCAAGTATCTTGGTTTCTAAGATGTGGAAAAGAAGAATCTAGTGAAAGCAATTCAAAAGGACAAGTCAATTTTTCATTTACCTATGATAGTGACTATATACTGTCTGCCTTCCAACAGTTCTATGGCATCGATTTATTGAAGTCTGATATGCACTGGTGGGAGTTTGTGGCTTTGATGAATTCAATCAGTGGTGAGTGTGAATTAAAGGAGCGTGTGCGCTTACGAAGTATTGATGCAGGTAAAATTAAGGACTCTAAAGAAAGAGCACGTATACGATCAATACAACGTTCTATCGCATTGCCACATAATCAGAGAGTTATGTCTGATGAGGATATAGGTGAAGCGTTATGGTAATTAAGATACCAGTGTTTGAAAAGAAATGGTTTCGATGTCCGCATTGTGGCAAGAAGCTACTTCTATTCGATAACAACGCAAAATGCAGAGGTGTCTACGTCTTCTGCAAGCAATGCAAAAAAGATGTAGAAATTAAAATCTAAATAACATACTTAGATGAGCCTTTGAGCCGTATGTTCACGATTTTCGAGTCAGAAAGGATGTGAATGTATATATGGCAGATGGCTCGCTATTATTTGACACAAAGATCGACTCCAGTGGGTTCAGTGGCGGTTTAAGCAAGATAGCTGGTACTGCGAAAAAAGGGGTCAAAACAGTAAGTGCTGCGTTAATTGGTGCGAGTGCTTATGCATTAAAAGTAGGCTCAGACTTTGAGTCTGGAATGTCTAAGGTCGCTTCTATCTCAGGTGCTACTGGCAAAGAATTGCAAGCCTTGACCAATAAGGCTAAAGAAATGGGTGCCAAGACAAAGTTCTCGGCCACAGAATCTGCAGAAGCCTTCCAGTACATGGCTATGGCCGGATGGAAGACCGGAGATATGCTGAGTGGTATTGAAGGTATCATGAACCTTGCAGCCGCATCAGGAGAGAATCTTGGCCAGGTTTCCGACATCGTTACGGATGCATTGACTGCATTCGGTTTGAAAGCGAGTGATTCGGCACACTTTGCTGATGTACTAGCTCAGGCATCTAGTAATGCTAACACGAACGTTGGAATGATGGGTGAAACATTCAAATATGTAGCACCCGTTGCAGGTGCTCTAGGATTCAGCGCTGAGGATTGTGCGCTGGCAATTGGATTGATGGCCAACAGTGGTATCAAAGCAGGTCAAGCAGGTACTGCACTACGCTCTATTCTGAACAGAATGGCATCACCAACAAACGAAGTTCAACAAGCTATGGACGCTCTAGGAATCTCAATCACAAACAGTGATGGTTCTATGAAGTCACTTAGAGAGATCATGAAGGATTTGAGATCTTCATTCTCGAATCTGACTGAGGCTCAGAAAGCACAGATGGCTTCGGCACTAGGTGGCCAGGAAGCTATGTCAGGCTTATTAGCAATTGTTGGAGCTTCGGATGAGGACTTTGATAAATTGACCGATGCGATTGATCATTCAGATGGTGCTGCTAAGCGAATGGCAGATACGATGAATGACAACCTTAAAGGAAAGGTCACAATCTTACAAAGTGCACTGGAAGCTCTTGGAATATCTGTGTATGAGAAGTTTGAGACTCCTATGAAGGACGCGGTCGATTCTGTCACAAAGAATGTTGATAGTCTGAACAAATCGATGAGCAGTGGAAAGCTTTCAAAGAGCTTTGACAAAGTTGCTGATAGTATGGCCAAAGTGGCATCCACTGCAATTAACTTGTCAATCAAGGCAATTCCAAAGGTGATTGATGCGTTTGCTTTCATTGTGGATAACGCAAAGAAAGTAGCGTCTGGAGTACTTGGTGCATATACTGCATTCAAGATATTCACAAACTACCAAAAGATTTGTGCCGCAGTCACAAAAGCAAGTGCAGCCGCTTCTTTAATCTATGAGGTGGCAGTCAAGGCAGTAACCGGACAGATTACGTTAGCAACTGCAGCGCAAGAGGCTCTGACCCTTGCGATGATGGCTACTCCTGCAGGATTACTTGCAGCGGCAGTAGCTGGAATCGGTGTGGCCTTGGTAGCATATACTGCTGCAACGATTGCAAGCTATCAAGAGACAGATAAGAATGTTATCGCTACAGAAAAGCTTGTAAGCAGTCATGACAAGTTGACGAAAAAACTTGAAGAAAACAAGAAAGCACGTCAAGAAAGTACGCAGTCAGTTGAAGAAGAAGCCACAAAGTCAGAGGTTCTAACAAATCGCCTGGAAGAATTGGCTAAGAAAACAAACAAAACAAAAGCAGAAAAAGAAGAGCTTAAAAACATTGTTGATCAATTGAATAAGTCAATGCCTGATTTGAATCTTCAATATGACGAAGAAACAGATAAGCTGAACAAAGATACAGATGCTGTCAGACGAAACATCGACGCTCAAAAAGATTTGATGTTAGTCAAGGCATATCAGGAACAACAGCAGGCGATTGTCAATGATATTGCCAAGGCACAGACTCAATTGAATAAAGCTACAGAGCAATCTACAAAGAACGAAAAGGCCCTAGAAAAAGCTAAGAGAAAAACGAATGAAGCCTACGATGAAATGGTTAAGGCCGGAAAGTCGGTCCAGGACACAACGTCCAAAGAAACTCAGGCATACATCAATGCAACTCTAGCACAAGCCAAAGTTCAAGAAGCTCATAAGAAGTCTAAAGATACTGCCAAAGAATTGCAGAAGCAAATCAACGCGTTAAACAAGGAATACGAAGATACTGGAAAGAGTGTTGAAAAAGCCTTGAATGATGTGGATGTAGACAACGCACTGGCAGATATCACACAGAAGTGTGCAGAAGCTGGAATCAAGATTCCACAGTCAGTAGTTGACGGAATCAAAGCAGGCAAGTATGCGATACCTCAGTCTGTTGAAGAGATGAAAGCACTGATCAATATGGATAGCTTTGAAGAAGTCAGTGCCAAAGCCAAAGAAAAAGGTGTACAGATTCCACAGTCTATGGCCGAAGGTTTAAAGAATGGAACTGTCACAGTTGAAGAAGCTAACCAGTATATCAAGGATGCTATCAAATTCGATGATGTAGTTCAGAAGGCAAAGGATGCTGGTGTAGATATTCCGGCCGGACTTGCGGAAAATGTAGCAAACGGACAGACTGCTCCTGCAGACGCAGTTCAACAAATGAAGAACTTGATCCAGTTCCAGGATTTATTGAATAACACATCTCTTGCAGGTGCTGCAGTACCACAAAGCATCAAAGATGCAGTTATGGCGGGAAGAATGTCACCTGCTCAAGCAGTCCAACAGATGAAAAAGAATGCAGTTGATGCTGCACAAATGGAATCTGAGATGAAGTCAAAAGGTACTAAAGGTGCCAAAGGATATACATCTGGTGTAGGTTCTGGAAAAAGAGATGCAAAAACAAGTGGACAATCTCTGAAAGACAACGCTAAGAGCGGTGCTAGTGGTGGCTATAGTGGAATGCACACAGAAGGCGCGAATGCCGGTAATGGTTTTGCAGCTGGTATCAGATCTGTAGTATCAAGAGTTGCAAGCGCAGCTGCTAACTTAGTACGAAGTGCAATCAACGCAGCCAAGAAAGAACAGAATTCACACTCACCTTCTCGTGTATGGCGCGATGAAGTCGGTGAGATGAGTAGCGAAGGTTATATCGAAGGAATTAAACGAAAGACCAAAGATGCTCAAAAGACTGCTAGAAAGTTCATTAAGAGTGCTATTAATTCCGCTAAAAGTGCGAATGAAAAGATAGAGTTTGACTGGGGTATGAGTGAATCAAGCAAACTGGGAGCAATCCAAAGTTTGAGAAACTCTGCCTACGCAGTGGCTTCCGACTTCCAAAAGGCAGCACAATCATATCCTGGTGGATATGGTGACAAGAAGCCGGTTGTGAACAATACAGTCAACTACAATATGAATCAAACAAATGTCGGCAATGGTCCAATTAAGCCTAGTGAGAATGCTAGAGAGCTTGAGGCTATGGCTAGACGAATGGAATGGAGGAACAAAAAATGATAATCTACAGTATTCAAAATGCTAAAGGAAACAAAATATCTTTCGGTGATGGATCTCCATTCCGAATCACGTCTATAGATGGAGTCTCTTCAAACTCCATCTCTATCACTGAAAGTAACAGTACAACCTTTACCGGTACAAAAGTATCTGGTATCAAGGTGAATTCAAAAGACATCACTGTTGAAGGAGATATGAAAGAGTCTCAAGCCAACAGAGATTTCTTCATTGAGACGATACCACCAGGAGAAATGTGCAGACTTTTCAGAGAGGACACAGATAAGAAGCAAACATTGTATCTAGACGGATATGCCACAACGACACCTATCATCCAGGAAGGCGCCAAGGTATATCAAAGCTGGCAGTTTGTATTCCATGTGCCATTCCCTTATTGGAAAAACAGTGAGAAGTCAAGCATCGACTTTACAACGTTGGTCAAATGCCACAGATTTCCTAGATCATACTCAAAAACAAAAAAATGGAAGTTAGGCTATCACGAATACAAGCCACTTCTAACAGTTGTGAATAAAGGTGATAAACCTACTGGCTTTATTTTGAAATTTGAAGCCGAAGCAGATACGAAGAATCCAAGCCTGGTAAATGTCAAAACAGAAGAACATATATCTTTCACTGCCGAAGGCGGTCTAGAAATGCAAGCAGGAGACATTCTGGAAGTAAGTACGTATGAAAACTCTTGTTATTGTCACTTGATCAGAGGCGAAAATGTAGAAAATGTATTCTACAAATTGAGTTATGACAGTACGTTCTTCCAGTTGGATCTAGGTGAGAACATTCTGAGATATGGAGCAACACTGAACGAAAAAAGCTTGTTCGCAAATGTTACGTTTGAAGAAATCACAGTAGGTGTATAGATATGCAATATTACATTTATGACACTAAAGGAATCAAACAAGGATTACTGCAGGAAGTTACATCTATTCAGTGGAATCCTAGATATTATGACAGTGGCCAGTTCGAGATTCATGCAAGGCCTACGGAATTCAATAAGCAATATTTATGTAAGAAGAATCGTATCGTTTGCAGAGATAGAAATGAGATCGGCTTTATCAAGTATGTTCACTGTGTTGAAGATGATGATGACATGGAAATCAGAGGGTTCATGGATAACCTTGATGATCGAATCAATATATCAACTGTCACAGTGACGAACGTTGAAAAAAGTCTATTGAATGCGGTGACTGCAAATAAGCGTGGCCTGGACATCATTGTAGGAAGTCCGACTGGATTGACTGCGACAATCGTCGATGGCTCTGACAGTACGTGGAAAACACTCAGAGAGATGGTACAGATGTACTGTAAAGTAGTTGGCTATGGCTATCGTGAAATCGTCAAGAATGGCAAACTGAACTATCTAGAAATCTATAGTGGCCAAAAGAAAAATAATGTCAGATTTTCTGACAGACTTGGAAATGTATTGTCACAAAAATACACTGAGGATATGACAGAATACAAAAACTTTGCATATGTTCTAGGTGAAGAAAAAGAAGACGGATCTAGAACGATGGTGACTGTTGATATGCGTGCAGAGAATGAACCTATGTATGAATTGTATGTGGATGCCAGAGATATCCAAACGACGTATACAGATTCAAATGGTAATTCCAAAGAGCGAACTGAGGAAGAAATCGAACAACTTCTAACACAACGTGGAGAAGATAAATTGAATGAAACAAGGCAGAACGCATCAACTTTCGAGTTTGATTTAAAAGAAAATGACACGCTTATGGTTCTTGGTGTTGACTACGATATAGGTGATATCGTTTCTGTTGTAAGTAGTCTTTACAGCATATTTATTGAAGTAAGAATAGTGGGTTTAAACTTTGTTGAAGAGGGAGATCAAGAGATGGAGGTCTCTCTAGTTTTAGAAATAACTAATCAGGAGGTGATTAGATGACACAAAAATGTTATCCATTGAATGATGTGGATTACGATTCAGAAGATGTGCAACTTTATCATGCAGGAAGAACAACCGGTATATTCAACGTCACTGGTGACGATTTAAAAGTATCGTATGTTAGTGGAATGAATGTATCGGTAACTCCAGGAACTGCATATCTTTTAACGGATGTGAATGGATTTGGTGGATTTACATATGCAAATACCACAAGCGTCACATTGACAGTCGATACTGCATCATCAAACACTCGTTACGATTACATCGCAGTTCGCTACACAAAAGCGACGAATTCATGTCAATTAGCATACATTCGTGGTGATATGTCGATGCCAAAAGCATGTGTTCGTACTTCCAGCATTTATGAAATCATTGTGGCAATCGTCCAGGTTCCTGGTAATGCTGCGAGCTTGTCGAAAACATGCATCATCGACACACGTTTAAATGAAACATTCTGTGGTCTTGTAACGGACGGAACGAACAAGCTTCCAACACAGCCGATGTATGATCAATACAATGCATTACTGGCAGAGCTTGAAAAAGCTTTAGATGGAAACACTGCAGGAAACTTATTGAATCAAATCAAAGCGAATAAAGGTTTGATTGATGGTGTGACTAAACGAGTGGTCACAAATGAAGGTAACATCACTACGCATGGAAAATCAATCAATGACAACACGAAAGATATCACAGATGTGAGCAAACGTGTTAAGAGTATTGAAGATAAGATACCAAACTTGGAAAAAGCGAATACTAGCCTTTCAAATCGAATCGCAGAGTGTGAAAAGTTTAAGTGGAAAGTTGGAACATCAGCACCAACGACAAGCACTTGTCCTAGTGGATATTTTTACTTCCAATTAGAAGGATAGGTGGTTGAAGTATGACGAGAAAAGATTGTGGATCCAATACAAGTGGAGTCCACATGATGGTGGATTATTGGACAGAGCTAGTTGGAAGTTGGCCAAACATCGCGATGCGTTGGCACTACTCCATGTTTATTAAAGAAGATTATTGGCAGAACAGCCTCCAGTGGAATGGGGCTGTTTTTATGTTTCACACAAACAAGCATACATTCAATGTAAATTTATCAGGAGTAACGCAGACTGGGGTTCTTGCAGCAGGCACACTGGATCTTCCGTTTGGCAATGGGCCGAGCGTTTATCACACGCCTGGATGTAGCACATCGTTTGGTAACTTTTCTGCATCAGGGGTTATTGGCGAATCACAGAGTGTAGGTGGTCCAAGCGCGTACGAGTGCAGCAATCCAAGGAACATCAATCCATTCGATGCGGCAGTCGATTACAAACTATCAAACGTGCGAAACTACTGGCGAGTGTATCTGTGGTGTGCAATCACTGGAAAGACATGGAATGTCAGTCCGGACAATGGTAATGGATCTATCAAGGTAACTGGATTGAATCCAGAATCATCTTATAAGATAACGACTAAAGTTGTGGATCGTAATGGAACTGTCCAATATACGGGTGGTGTATATGCGTCATTTACGACTCCGGCCGATCAGTTGAAGATTGCGTTCAATCAGGGTGGTAGAGTCAAGGTTGCGCGTGTTTATTACAATCACAATGGAACAATTAAAAAGGTTAAAAAAGTCTATAGGAACATCAATGGCAGTGTCAAAAAAGGTGTGAACTATGGATAGAATGGAGGTTTATACATGGGAATAACAGTGTATAGCGAATCTGAATCATTTAGCAATGTCTGTGTTATTGACAGCGTGACAAGACGAATCGCAATTCCAGAGGGATGTGACCTATTAGGCGTGCAATATGATAAAAATGCATGTCTAGTACATTTCCAAATGGATCCATGGCCAACAGAATTATTTGATATGACGAACGCTCAAGTTCGAATCATCTACAAGAATGCTGCTGGAGAGTTTGGATCCTACTTAGTCACAAATAAATTTATCACAAATGGAATCTGCAGCTTTGCCTGGGAAGTTGACGCGAATGCCTTAAAAGAAAAAGGAAGCGTTGAATTCTGGGTGTGTGCAGAAATGCTAGATGGTAGCACAGTTAAACGTGAATGGCATACATTGAAAGCTATCGGCAATGTGGCCGAAGGTTTATTGCACGTGACTGGATCAGTGGCTACAGAGTCCAAGGATGAAGTTATGCAGCTATTAGCGTATGCCAAACAAGTGTCGGATGATGCGGTTAAACAAATCAATTCGACTAAAACAAGTACATTGTCTGAAATCAAAAAGAATTCAGACAATGCTTTGGATTCAATCGCATCTAAACACACAAATGCGATTGATGATATTGAAAACACAAAATCAGCCGCAGTGGTTACGATCAATAACTTGATTGACACTTTAGGCTTGAATGTTAAAGGAGGAAAAGTATGTCAGAGAATTCGAGTGAAGTAGCTTTAGCAGCTTCTACAGAAACATATGTAGAGAAGTTTCTGGCCACAGACGAACAATTGACAAGAGTTGCGAATGCACTTGAGAAAATGGTACCTGGATATGAGAAATACAGTGCCGACTATTTTAATTCAATGTTTATTCCACAGAGAACTAGAAAAATCTATGGAACAAAAGTGTGGAAGTTTGCATCAAATCCAACGAGTTCGTGCGAAAAGACACGAGACAATGTTGGATTAGTCTGCCAGCCTAGTACAGATACCGTAGAAGGTACAGATGACTATAAGAACATTCCTTTGTTTAAGTGGTATGAATGTAACTACAAACGATACGATGATGGCTTTGCATATCCAGTCGCAATGATCGGTGATGGAAACTATCAGGAAACTGGAGCAGTTGACTGTGGTGCTCTGCAGATGACTTTCTATTACAAACAAATCGAAACAGAGAACTATACAGAATGGTTGATTTCTGATTCACCTAATCACGCTTTAGGATTAAAACCTTGGTTTGCTGCAGTGCGTGCAGATGGCACAGTAATGCCTTACTTTATTTATTCTAGATTTCACAGTGTAACTGCGAGCGACGGAAAATTGAGATCTCAGCCAGGAAAAGTTACGGTGAATCAATGTCATGATAACATTCTTTCTAATTATCAGAAAAAAGGAGCTGGTTACTGGGGTGCTGGAATCGATAGACAGTCATTCGGGATCATCATGTTGATGATTAAGTATGCGACTAAAAATTCGCAGACAATCTTCTCAGGAAATACAAACTATTCAAATCAAACGAAATCCAGTGTGGAACGTTCGACAAAAGCTACGCATTTCCCAATTCCAAAGAGTGAAAAAACATCATGGCAAATTGGATCTAGCGTAATAGTCGGATATGGACGAGATAAAGGCGATGGCTCTGTCGATTTAGATAGAGGAAATTCAACGATGTATAAATACGCATATGCGGCCAAGATTCTAAGAATTGACGATTTAGATGCTGATAACTGTGCGGTTTATCTAGATTGTGAACCTTTCGATACAACTCCAGTCACTGGAGGAAGTGCTACACAATACATCTACATGTCTTCATGGCACTGGGATAGTGGATGTACAGATGTAGTCATCGGTCATCACGATGGATCTCCAACATCGAACACAGATGGAAAACATCCATACAGAATCCAAGGACTAGAATTCAGCGTTGGTGGATGGACGATTCCAGGTGATACAGTCATGATCTTTAATGCGGATTATTCGAAAGATGTATATCGCGCACCTAGAGGCGTAGCGCATTCGTCATCCGAAACGACAATCAAGAATACTTATACAAAGATTGGAACGATTCCGGCCAAGGCAGAGGGTTCAGATTCGTGGATTGGAGATATTTCTATCGTGGATGGCGCATGGTTTCCATCTGCATTCGGTTCCGGATCAAGCCAAGGTGTAGGAGATATGCTCTATGCCGGAGGACAATCAACAAGCGGAACACGAGAATATCTTACGGGCGGTCTCCTCTGGAATGGCTCGGATGCCGGCCTTTGTTGCTTGCATTGCTGGTATGGCCTTGGCGATGCCAGGTGGGACTACTTGTCGCTCGATTGATTGTTCAATCGGGGGTTGCAAGGGGGCATCCACCTTGCATTGTTAGCTAACAATTAAATATTAAATTTAGAGGATTCATGGCAGGGCGGTAACCTCAGGAATGGCTCGAATGCCGGCCTTTGTTACTTGAATTGCAGGAATGGCCTTGGCAATGCCAGGTGGAACTACTTGTCGCATGATTGTTTATAAATTAAATACATTAACCATGTCTCGCGAGCCCAGGAAACTGGAGTAAGCCATCATATAGATGCTCACATCGACAACGTCATGTTGTGATGTAAAATTTTGTGACGAACGTAGACTAGTAGGCTTTTTGTCGAAACCCTATACACAAACAATCGAAAAAGGATTTAAAGTTCAATGAAAAGAAAATGTAAAAATGTAGATATTACTGATTTAGATTTAATAAAAGACTGTATACATAGATGTCTTAAAAAGAAAAAGAAAACAAGAACGGATATCGCAAGACTGTTTGATACCTATGGAGATGCAGATAACGTTGCACTTGTACTGCAGAAAGAATTGATGTGCAGACAGTTGGATCTAGTACCTATATGGTATCGAACGATATATGATGTCGGTTCGCAAAAAGCAAGAGTTATTGGCATCCAGGATATAAAACAACAGATATACGACTATATCGCAGTGGCCGGATTATCTGAATTGATTGCAGGACTAGGAAAGTACCAGTGTGCTTCTTTACCGCATCGAGGACAAATTTATGGAGCTTTGGCCATACATCGATGGTTGTCGGAAAAGCATAATGGAAAATACAGAATCAACTATGTGTGTAAGTTCGATATCCGTAAGTATTACGAATCGATTCCGCAGGACACGATTATTGCTTGGCTAGAAAAAAGAGTTAAGAATGAGCATCTTATGTGGCTTATAAAGACTCTGATCAGGACATTCAAAAAAGGTCTAAGTATTGGATCATATCTATCACAGTACCTTGGTAATCTGTTTTTGATGGATGTATATCACAAGATCCAGGAAAGATCATACAGAGTCAGACATAAAAGAAATGGAACAATTCAAAGAGTTAATCTTATTTATAAAACATTATTCTATATGGATGATTTATTTATCGCAGGATCTAATTCTAAAGATATGATGCGTGCAGTAGAAATACTGGAAGAAGAAATGCGCACTAAAGGATTGGATCTTAAAGATTCCTGGCGATGCTTCAAAATTGGTGATGATGACTTCGTTGATATGATGGGATTTAAAATCTATCGTGATCACATAACGATTCGAAGAAAAACTTTCCGACACATCAGAAGAGCGGTCACCAAGTTCAGAAGAGCACCAAACAGTGTAACAAATGCGAAGACATTGTTGTCTTATAAAGGATTATTGGAGCATTCTGATTCGCAACAGTATCTAAAAAGTAATAATCTATTTGCCTTGTTTAAAAAGGCTAGAAAGGTTGTATCAAAGTATGATAAGACAAAAGTTTTACAAGAAAATGCCAAATGTGCAGACGTTTACGTTTGAGGATAAAGTTTATGTTTATGTTTATTTGAATGAGACAGAAGGCGATACAGAGCCTACAGAAATGTGTCCTTCTGAACACTACTATGAATATGATTACAATGAATTCTGCGAGTTGGCTTCAAACATTGATTTAAATGATTTGAAATCAAATCCGGAAAACTACTTAGATTATGAGCCAGTGCCAACGCTTAGTGCTGTAGAAAAAATCCAGGCACAAGTGTTATACACTGCCATGATGACAGATACAATTTTGGAGGGTTAGGGAAATGGAACATTCAGAATTATTTGAAAAAATCAAAACGTACTATCGTGCCAAAGTGTGGCCACTAACTGCAGTTAAGAATGCGGTTAAAAAAGGTTTGATCACACCAGAAGAATATAAAGAAATCACTGGCAAAGTGTACAAGTAGGAGGAAAAAACAATGGAATTAAACGAAACAGTAGAATTGATGAATTCTGCAGACTACAAAGATAGATTTAAAGGTGAGTATTTTCAAGTGAAGATTCGTCACGACAAATTAAAAGCCATGTGTGACAAATGGGACGAAGGAAAGTTGAACTTCGAACCAACTTGCCCAAGAGAAATCTATGATCTTCAGTTGGATTCCATGAAAAAATATATGGACATCCTTGTTATTCGTGCAAAAATCGAAAACGTTGAGTTGATCTAGGAGGTAACTGTACATGAATTTTGCATCTGCGTTTATATCTATGACGCGTGGCCACAAGGTTGCGCGTAGTCATTGGACTGGATATTGGCATATCGTTGATGGAATCATCATGATCCATACAAAAGATGGTATTGATTTAAAATTAACGGATTCAGACGATATCGTGTATACAATCAGCAATTGTGCATGTGATGACTGGCACATTGTTGATAACTATGGAGTTAGTAAGGAGAAATAGAATATGGAACAATTAAAAAATGTTAAATGGTGGAGTGCAGCATGCACACGCTGCTTAAAAACAATGTGTCAGACTGCAATCGCGATGATTGGAACATCACAAATGATGGAGCAAGTGGATCTTAAAGTTGTAGTATCAAGCACTGCCTTGGCCGGAATCTTGTCGCTTTTGACATCGTTGGCCGGACTTCCTGAAGTAGATACAACGAAAGAAAATTAAGTTGGTGGTCTGCAATGGATGAATTTGTAATTGCAGTCCGCCAGTTCTTATTGGTATGTGGAGCAGTTATCACGATCGGTGGTGCTTGGAAAGTTTACAAGGATTTTAAAAAGCCAAATGATGATCTCAAAGAAACAGTCAGAAGACACGAAGAATGGTTGAAACGTGATAATGAACGAATCAAGTCAATTGAAACATTATTGATTGCCCAGGAAGGCATCAAAGCCGAATTAAGCAAACACTCGCAGGTGTTATCCGAGCATGATCAAAGACTTGAGGCGGACAAAATGCGTGGTAATCTGACGTTGAAGGCAGAATTGGCCATCATCAATAACCAATTAGCCGATAGCGGCCAGGACAAATTGGCCGAGATTCGTGATGAGATTCAAGAGTTTTTGTTAGATAAAAATTAGGAGGATAATATATGAATTACTTCTCTAAAGATGATTTTAAAAATGAATGGCTAGGAAAATCTTCGAATTTAGGAAACAATTATAACCAGTGCGTGACATTGTATAAAGAATTCCTAAAGAAAGCTGGTTATCCTGATCCAGGAAGAGCAATCGGTGGTAGTGGCGGTGCTAGAGAAATCTGGTACCGCAGAATTGCTTTAGGATATGATCAATACTTTAATTTTGAACAAGTTGGCCATCCTGGTGACTGGTTTATCTGGGATTCTGTGTATGGTTGGTGGGAAGGGGTCTATTATGGCCATGTAGCTATGTTGATCAAAGACAATGGAAACGGAACCGGCCAATTCTTAGGAATGAATCAAGCTTACAGTAAAGCTCCTGCGAGCATCCAAACGCTAACATACAATGGATCTTGTGGTGTGCTACATTTTAAAGGCTACAGTAATCCAACAGCCGGTTCAGGCATTACGGTATTCAATGCAGCGAATCTAGTTGCAGAACACGCAGTTGCCACACTTACTGTCGACTCAGTTGCAATTCGTGAAGGTAGTCCGACTGGAAATGTATTGAAGCGTGTTGGCAAAGGATTCCAATTTGAGTACTATTATAAAGTTGTTGCGAATGGTCATAGATGGGTTGTAAGCAAAGATAAGACTCAATTTATGGCGGTATCAAACTCAGAAATCCAAGGTAAAGATTTATGGGCCACTTTCAGTGCGATAGAAGATGATTCTAAGCCAAGTGATACAATTAGCCTGACTCAAGAAGATGGTGTTGCTACGTTCACTGTAGATGGTATTAGAGCACGCTACGACTCACCAACTGGTGATGTGTGCAAAACATACAACAGCGGAGATAAAGTCAGATACTATTGGAAGTATGTAGGCAATGGCCATCGCTATATAGTTTATAAAGATGGTGATAGAAAAGCTTTTGTTGCAGTGTCTGCTACAGAAGACAAAAGCCAGATGTGGGCCACATTCACTGCACCAGAAGAAGAAAAGAAAGAAGAATCAAAGCCTTCTACATCTGAGCCTTCTAAACCAACCACAACAGATTTGAAAAAGAATGTCAAAGGATATGGAGTCGATATTTCAGAACATAACAGTTCAGATATTGACTTGTCACAATACGACTTTGTGATCATACGTGCATCTTACGGAGAGCATACAGATAAGAAGTTTGAATACTTTGCAGATAAGTGTGAGCAATTGAAGATTCCTTATGGTGTGTATTGTTATGATTATGCGTTGAATGACGAGCAGGCTAGAGCAGAAGCAGAATACATCTGCAGCCTTGTCAAAGGCAGAAACATCCAGATGGGTATCTGGTTTGATATGGAAGATGCCGACGCTTACAAGAAGAAAGCCGGTGTCTTAACGAAGGAAAGATGTTCTTTCTCGTGCAAGGTGTTCTGTGACTATGTGAGTGCTCAAGGCTACTACACTGGTGTGTACACTAGTACATCATGGCTAGGTACATTCGTAGAAACAACTTATCCAATTTGGGTCGCAAATTGGGGAACGAATAACGGAGAGATCCAGTCTGATCAGTCAAGTGTTGGAGTAATGCACCAGTACAGTGCGAATCCAATTGACAAAAATGTTATCTTCAACGATATCGACTTCTACAAGTCTGATCCAAAGAGTGACGAGCCTAAAAAAGATGATCCTAAAAAGGACGAAAATGGTTCGGATTCCGGAAAAGATGACTCAAAAAACGATAAAAACGATGAAAATAGTTCAGAATCTACTAAAAAAGACGAAATTAATGTATCTGGTATCAACAAATTGATTGAAATGTTATTGAAGATTGTTGAAAAGATTTTGAAGTTGTTTAAGTAAAAATATTGAGCCTATGCATTCGTGCGTAGGTTCTTTTTTTGCGTTAAAATCTTCTGATATCGTCTAGGAAAGGCTCACAGAAAAGCAATAGGACACAAAAAGGCCACAACATTCTACATATGTGCTTTATATAAAGGCTCATACAATTCTCTAAACGGGAATTGGT